ATTATAGACACCAAACTTTTCAGTCGGTCCATCAATACGTCGTATACCTCTGGTTGCTGCATACGTTGATGTTCTTGCTGCGTCAATGCTTTGGTTTGGACTAGAACGTCTTCGTTTTAAAGCCATACTTACCAACCTTTAGTGTAGAAGTATGTTGCCTCTAATCCATCAGGGATTCTCATAAAAGATTTAATAGCTCTAGTTGGAACTATAATTTGAGCAAATCTAGGATCATTTAGGTTAGCTTCTACATCTTCTTTGTACACTTCGTCACCTGCTACTTCATTAAGTTTAGCAAATGAAGGTACGTCGTAGTTAACTTTTAATTGATTGAATCCTTGAACAAATTCATCTGTAAATGAATTACCATTACCACCGTCTCGAATAGCTAATGCTGCACAGACATAGGGAATTAAAAATAACGTTATCCAATCGACTGGCATATATTTGCTTAAGTCAAATTGTAACGGATTATGATTTCTATCAGGGAACCATACAGGGACAGAACTAACTGGCCATGCTTGATAATACTTGTTGCGGACTACTGCTGCATAATCATAATTAATAACTAAACCATACAGATCGTCATAAGCTGTATATTCAGTTTCACCTTCTGCACGTACATAGTATTTCTTTTCGGATGTATTGTAGTAATATAAATTCTCACCGCCATTAGAGTCAGTGGGAATAGTAGTGGTTGAAGTGGGTTCTGAAGCTAACAAGACTACGTTAGGAATATTTAATTGAGCTGCTGTAAAATCTAATACTAGTTTTGTAATTGGTTTAATACCAATATGTAAAAGAGTATTGATTTCTGAAACTGCTTGGTCAAAAAATAAATCCATGTCTTCGAAAGAAAACGATGGATAGTTTAGTCGTTTGTTAATTTTAGAAACTACTTCATCTAATGTTACTGTCATTTATTACCTCAATAAAGGGAAGGGCTCTAGAGAAAGGAGCGAAACTGTGGTGAAAGGAGGGAAACCACCTAGAGCCCTTCATTATTTATTTAACCCAACGTAATCTTGATATCAGGATTATTGTCGGAGTTAAGTAAATCTAATTTAGCAATCCTCTCTTTAGCGTGTTCGTAATGGGTACGATTAATGTAATACGTTATTCCATCACAAGGGATCGCGACACGCACACCATTGATAGTGATAGCTAAGAATGGTCCGATAGACGACGCCATACTTCGAGGAATCGAGATAGGCATCTTTGGTTCATTCTTGAAACTTAATAAAGTTTCTTGAGCTTCCACCAATCCACGTCCGTCAACTTTACTAGCATCTAAACGATTAGTTAGTGATGTAGTGCTGTTAACACGATTGTTAGTATCGACATGTGGTGTTTCAGGCTTGATAGAGGCGATGGCCTTTGTAAATGCTTGGGCCATTTGGTCAATAGACGCTTGAGCTGAAGAGTTGGTGATTTGCTGTTTTAACGCAGCGTTTTCTGCCATTACTACTTCCAATGCTTTTTGGATAGAAACATCGGTAGCCGCTTTCGCAGCTACCTTTGTTCCATCTGCACTGGAGGTTGCAATCGGGCTACCACTATTCTCAGCTGTAGCGATAGCTTCATTGTTGGTCTGAGATTTCGACATGATTGTTATATCCTCCATTAATATTTATTAGTCTTCGATTTTGTCGACTAAGATTGTGCGCGTTTCAGTACCTGATCCGTCACCTTTAACAACTTGTTGACCAGTGATGATCACAGGAAGTTCAGAGACTTCAGCAGATGCAGTGCCAGCTAATCCTTTAATATAGAATTTGCCGTCAGTGTGCAACACGACTTGGTCTTCTAAGAAACGAACGAGTCCGTTAGATTTTAGAGCGAATGCTTTCGTTGGAGTATCACCAAAGATGACTTGGTTCTTACCGTTGGCATCAACACGTCCACCAATAACAGGTTTGACAAGAGACGTCAATTTTTGAGGGGTCACTTCAGTAGTAGTTCCTTTAACGAGATATTTGACAACGTTGGCGCTACCATTCCAGACTAAGCTTTGAACAACTTGTTCTGGCCAGAAGTAGTTACCGCTAGCGTCGATATAACCGTAGTCGTATTCCGTGAATTCGTTCTTTAAGTCAGGACGATTGTGGAGCGTAATACGGTATTGGGTAGGAACAGATAAATAGGCTTGGACAGAGTCGGGGTTAGCAACTTTATAACCGATAGAGTCAAGTTTCCAACCGATAGATTGACGTTGGTTGAGTGGGTCAGCAACACCAGCAGAACCTAATGGCTTACTGATGAATTGAGGAGCACCATGTCCTTCAACCGAAATTTCGAATAAAGCTTCTTCACCTAAGACGTAGGAGTAGTGGATGTTTAAGACATCAATTAATCCGCCGTCGATAAGGTCTTCTAAGTCTTCTTTAGCGATTTCTACAGAAGCAACGCGTGGACGGACAAGCATTTGAACAGTGACATCGTCACCAGCAGCTGTGTCTTCCCAACGTTTCGCAGCGATAACGTTAGCAGCTTTAGCAGTATACGCAACTCCACCCACAGTACCAGTTAAGGATGGGATGTGATAAACGTATTTGGTTGCACCGTTAGCATCAATAAACGTGTTGTCCGTTTTAATTGTTTTAGCTTTACGGAATGCGAGAGAGAATAAATCAACGACAGTGTCATCCATATATGGTTGACCAGTTTGTTGATATTTCATGAATTCTTGGACACGTTTGTCAGTGATTAAGTCAAAGTAGACAGCTGACGAAACTAATGCTAAGAAGTTTTTACCCATCATTGGGCGAACCTTGGCAGCTTCCATGGTTAAGACGATTTTACGGAATTCGTCAATAGTTGGGGAGCAGTCAGGGGTGAGGAACTTAACGTGTTCGATAGCACCATTAGCCACAGGCTTGAGGAATCCATCAATTTCGCTAACTTCTTTTTCAACGGCATAGAACAATTGGCATTCAGCTAATAAAGCTTGTTGCGCAATTAAGTCTTTTGTTTCAGGAACCTTTAACGAGAGTTGGCGCGTATATTCCGAGATTAACGGATCAACGACGGCCCAATCCACTTTGTCAGTGAATTCCATATAACGACCATATTGTTTGGTAGCTGCTTTGATAGCAACCATGCGACCTTGGTCAGACGCAGGTGGAATACCTTCCACTAAAGGTTGAGTGTGTGCAGCGAGTGATAACATACGCTTGAACACGATTTCGTTGGAGCCATTGTTAGATGGCATGCTGCGTTTCACAGCAAGTTTGGCGAATTCGAAGTCAGACTCGGCCAGTTCGATTGTACGAAGCATGATTTTGCTGTACACCGCGGCTGGTTGCATGACATTTTGCCCTTGAAGCGGGGATGTCGGAGCTGGATTTCGATAAACGCCAGTGTTATTAATTAAATCGACACTATTCATTTGTCTTTATAGCCTCCTATAGCTATTTCTTGTAGTAGTTTGGCATGGTGTTCTTTAGGAATTGTTCAGCATATTGCTGAGCATAGCGCTCGGTATCTTGAGCAGTAGTTCCTACATTAGAGCCACCGTAGATTTGAGACGTAGCTTGTGGTTGAGCACGTTGCACACGAAGTGCATATTGGTCTGGGTATAATCCTCTGAATACGGCTTCAATATCGTTTACGTATAGAATGTTAATACCATTTTCCAAAGCTTTAGTCCCGAATGTATACAGATCTCGTTCAGACAAGCCAAGCTTGTTGCCGAAAGCCGTCATTTTTGATTCAAATTGTTCAGTCATTTTAGTCTGTTCAATTTGATTGAAGCGTTGTTGCAATTCGTTCACCTTACTCATCAGTTCTTGAGAGTAATCAGGTTGACTAGATTGACGTTGTGTAGCTAGTGCTGCAGCAATTTTATCTAGTGGAATCCCTCGGCGCATCGCTTCGTTCACTAGTTGCATCTGTCTTTCGTTATAAGCGGCAGACGGAGCAGCTTGTGGTTGGGGTACCGATTGTTGTTGAGGGGCAATCGTTGATTTTACAGCATTTGCATAATTCTGTAAAATGGCTTGTACCTGAGCCTCAGTGAATACAGTTTGCCCACTGGCATCTTGCGCTGGGGTGTCTTCGTATCCTTGTCCTTGAATTTCTTCACCAGAGTCATCTGGTTGTTCCTGCGTTTGTGGGACAATACCGATCGAGGCCATTTGTTGTTGTTGCAACAAATTTTGGAGACCTTTTTCGTCATCTAACGCTGGAAGCTGAGTGTTTTCATCGTTCATTGTAGAACCTCCTGTAATTTATCATAGAACACTTGACAAAATTTGTCAACTATTTTTTGAAATATTTTTATTGCGGCATTCTTTCAGCTGGCATTTGCCCTAATTTTGATTGTTGGATTTGGTTTACAATTTCTTGAATTGCTTGTTCTGCTGGCATACCACCTTGAGTTAATGTACCAACGGCGGTGAGTACTGCCATATATTCTTCAAGTTTTAAGTTTTGATATTGTAATGCCATACGATCAACAATAGCTGTACGTTGTGATTGAGGAATATTTAACCATTGTATCACTTCTTCGGGAGTAATGATACTTGGATATCCTTTTTCTGAAGGATTGTATTTCATTTCTAATTCCATTAGCTTCATTGCAGCTTCTTCGTAACTAGCTGTAGTACGTGGAGCAGCATTTTCAACAATAATTTCGATATCTTCACGTTGCACAAGCTCCATTGGATCAAAAGTCATTTCGACTCCCATTTCATCATGGACATTGTTTTGCTTAGCATAGAAAGATTCTGGTTGTTTTAAATTCGCTAAATAGAATTGTAACATTAATTCTACTTCTTTGCGTACAAACGTGTCAATGTTTTTGATTCGAACATTGTCACGCATTGTAGAACGGTTGACTGCTTGTTGGACACCACCAGTTGTTTGGATAGACCCAAAGCTGTTACCTAAGTAGATTTGATCGACACCAGATACTTCTTGAATACTACGAATTAAGTATTCTCTAAATTGAAGTAAGTCTCGTGACACTTCTGGTCGATTCTCTGTGAAAACAACACGAGTCGGATCTCCGTTAACTACGAAGGCGCGATCGGGGTTGTCTTTTTTACGTTGATACTCTGCAATGTTTAAACCAGAACCTGAGTTGATAAACTGTGCAGGGTTTTGGTTTTTAATAATTGACGTTGCTTGAATAGTATCAATTTCGTTTAAAGTTAAGACTAAGCTTAACACTTTATAACATTTTGAGATACCCCAGAAGTTATTTGGGATTTCTTCATCGTATAACGGAACAAACGGAATTGTAGAAGGTTGGATATCTTTTGAAATATCTAACAAGTGTCTACCTGCCATGTATATAATGTCGACAGAATTCGTCAACTTTATTTCTCCTGTGATAGGATCAGGCTTCATACGTTGTACGCGTTTGTAACATGTGATAAACGTGACTACGTTATTTGAATTGTTTTTACCTTCATCTAACACGTAGTTAGTTTCTGGGTAACCAATATTTTGGGATGCGTACTCAATTGTAGCAATTGAATCAGCAAATCGTGGAATTTGTTTTAAGAATTGTTTTGTCTTGCGTTCAGCAATGTATAAGTGTTGCGCTTCATCAATGTTAGAAGCTCCTGGGTCTGGGAATAAATTAGATGGGTGAATTGCTTTTGCTTGAATCTGTGCTTTCTTCGTATTATTGAAGTAGCCAGTAAAGTCAGAAGCATCAATAATGTTTTGGTTCCATCCGAATAACACACCTGACGTACCGTGTAAGAACGCATAGTCACCAGCTTGTGCATTGACTGCATTCATGTTTGAGTGTTCCCACTTCATTTGCATAAAACGGTTAGCCGTATCTGCAACTTTCTTAGAGTCTAAAGTCATAGGACGGAAGACTGCAGAGTAAGAAGTTGGGATAATACTCGACTTAGTTGCTTCTTTGATTACGTTAATTGGGTTGTTAGTTGGCGTTTGATAGTATGACGGAAGCTTCTTGTTGTAGATTTTCCAAATGTCGGAGTGATCCGCCGCATCTAAAATCTTAAATACTTTAGCTTGTTCGACTTTGTAAGCAATTGCGTCTTCAAATTCTCGAATTAAATCTTCTAAAGTGTATTCGACGATTCCGTATTTAGCTAGAATCTCTTCCGAAGTCATTACTGACTGACTATCGGCAATTTCTTTTTCGTATTTAGTTGTATCCATTATTATCCTCCGAAGTCATTTCCAAGGATGTCGCCAAATACATTGACGTTAGAAAATGGATCTTCTTTAATATCTTCTTTTATATTTTGCATTTTGTCAAGCTCTTCTATAATTTTTTCAGATTGAGCGATGTTGTTACGTTGACGTAATTGGATCTCTCGTTCTTCGTCATACGATACTTCGACTAAATGTAATGCTTTCATAACAAGATGTAACATTTCATTTTGTTTTTTCAAAGTTTGTAAAATTTCTTCTAATTTTTCATCCATAATGTAATTATTACATGAACTTGTCCCAGCTGTCAACAATAAAATCACTTTGGTATTCTTCATCTTCTGTTGAGAGTGGGTTGTATCCTTTCGCTTTGTTTACAATTTGTGTCCAAATTTCTGTGAAATCTTTTGGATCACTAGGGAATGCTGGTAATGGAGACATTGCATATCGGATAGCATCTGGCATGTGGTTGTTTGAATCCATTGGTTTTTCACCTTGGTTCTTTTCACTACCTAATGCCTTAGTAGGATATTTGTATGCTTTGATTTCTTTATACAGATTTCGTAAAGTTTTGAAGAAACGTACTCGACCATGTCTTGCATACGTAGATAGTTTGGTAATCGTAGGAGCTAATGAATCATTTTCCATATTCTCAGCGGGTACGATGTGAATTCCATGTTCGCCGTAAGCATCAATCCATGATTTACCAGAAACCTGATCTCGGTTGCGTCCTCGCGGATCTCCTTGACGCGGATATGCCCATAAATAATCAGGAATACCAGCTTCTGCTTCTCGAATAGCATTAATTACTTTTGTAATATCATCATTCTCTAAAGACATGTACACTTCTTGATAAAAGTAAATAATTTGTTTACCTGGGTCAATTGCTCCTAAGATATACGCTGTCGGATCACGTCGACCAAAGTCAATCCCTGCAATTCGTTGCCAATGTTCTGGAATTACGAACGGATCACAGAACCAATCATTGAATTCAGGGTACACTAGACCTTCTGTGTATTTAAACGAACCTTTTAAGTACCGATTAATCCACCATTGCTCTTTATTAGCTGCTAAGTCCTTCTCATAGTTACTAGGAAGGTAATAGTTTGCTGATGTAGCTGCAATATGTGTAGACACAGCTGGTTCTCTAGTGTTTTCGGCTATTTCGTATCTGTCTTTTACGTCACCGTGGTAATAGATCTTGTCAGATACCATTAGCCACTTACTATTTAGCCAACCAACGTCTGGGTTGCTAGATAGAATCATCTTTAAACGGTTTTTACCTCTGAAGAATGCGTTCTTGTTACGAAGACGCGCTGCAATGTAAGCAACTACAGCGTAATCTACTTCACTAGCTTCTTCAACCCAGATAAGAGTCAAGTTAGCTGAACGTATTTTACCTTCTTTGTCTAAAGCTTTAGCAGATATCCGAGATCCGTTGATGAGGTCAATGTACCAGTTTACTTTGTCTTGATTAGACCTCATGACTAGTTTCTCAGGAATATTATCCACGATAAACTTTAGGCAAGTATCGCTGACTTGACCCCAAGTACTAGCACCAACTAGCGCCGAAGAGTTAGGAATCTGCAATACTGTAGTGATAAACTCCATGCCTGCTGTATAAGTCTTAGCCGATCCGAAGCCACCTGCATAAAGTTTCTTCATATGCTCGTCTTCGTGAAAGATTTGCTGATGCGGCATGGGTTTATATCTACAAACGTACGAATTACAAGTAGGGCAATGAACAAAAAACTCTGCTTGTTTGCCGCTAAACGAGATTACTTCCTCGAATTTGCTGTAATTACACTTTGGACAGGTGTCACCCACTTCACACGTGTATATTCCTTTAGCATTTGCGACAAACGCTTTAGATTTAGTAAGTTCTACTACTTCTTTCACCGTGTTTTCGACAGATTGTGTCAAAGTATCACTGGTTGTAGCTAGGAACTTGTCTAAGTTTTCTAAGAGTTTCTTTTTGTCCGCCATTTATTTCATTTTTCGAAGAGTCTTGGCTAAACGAGCACGTTGTCCCATCTTACCTGGCTTCTTAGCTGCTGCATTTAGTTTAGACATTGGAATCTTCTCACCTTTTTTAACTCCGAGGCTCTTACGAAGAGCTCCAGGTTTCTTAATTGCTGATTGAATCCATTTTCTTTCTGCCATATTAGTTCCGTTTCTCAGGAGTTAACAATCCTGCTTTTTTATTTAAGATGACATCTACAGATTTTTCTTCTAATCCAGCTTCTAATAAGATTTCTTTTGCTAGAACCATAGCCGCCACACGGTTAACTTCGTTATTTCTGGCGGTGAGTAGGTCATCTTCTTTTGCTAAAGTAGCTTCTACTGCTTCTTTTAAGTTTTTATGGGCTTCTGAATTCTCAAGCACAGTCTTTTCTGGTACGATACGTGTCAAAAATTTGCCAAACACAGCGTTCCAGTGATCGTGCACAACTTCTTTGTTGTTCTTTTCAATCAATCCGATAGTGTAAGCTTCTAACACTCCCATAAAAATCGAAGTAAATTCTTCTGGAGTAAACATATCTCCAATAAAACGAATTTTTACTTCGTCGACTTTGTTACTTTTCAAAGTAACTTGAATTCCTTTTAGCTCTGCTTTTTTTCTAGACATACTTTGTTCCTCCTTGTGTGTCTACAATTTATTATACACTGGTCTTTTTAATTTTACCAGTATTTTTTAAAAAAATATTTTTTACGAATACGGCAATGATAACGTTTAGTATCCAGAACGGCGTCACAGGTAGCATCATAAATGTCCAAATACTAGCTGCTATAATTTGTAGTCTTGACGAATTTAGTATAAAACCTAGCGTTAGGGGTACTGCCCAAGGTAAGGAGGT